ACACGAACGGCGGCCCCTGGTACTGAGCCGTGTGCACGTCCACGTCGGTGAAGATGAGGTTCACGCCACGCAGGCGCTTGCCACAGACAATCGAGCCGTTCGTTTCAAGGTCTTGATCGCCCGCTTGGTTCGTGACCGAGGGCGTCCACGAGTTGTTATCCTCCTGATCCGACCACGCCACCTTACGGGCGTTGCCACTCGCGCCGAGCGCAAACACGAACCGCTCTGCAGTAACAAGAACAGCCTTGTTCCCTGTTGGCGCGTTCGACAACACGACCGCATCGTTGGCCGTGTCCAAGTCCCACTCGTATATCTTGCCGTCCTTACTGGCACAGGCGATCAGATACTCGCCCCAGTTGTCGAGGCTCCACGTCGTGGCAGGCGTCACCGTACCCGTATCAGAGCGTGCGGTGCCGTAGGCAAAGAGGCCGTAGCCACCGCCGCCATAACCAAGGTTGAGCACAGCATCGGCATCGCCAACCGTGTAGCCGGTAGGGGTGATGTCGGTCAGCGTGCCCGACTCGCTCATCGCGTAGAGCTTGCTGTGCGTGCCAATGCCGATCCAGCGCACGTTGCTGTTGTTGCGCCACGCCAGCAGGCCACGGCACTTGCCGGAGAAAGGCGTGTTGGATCGCTTACGCCAGCCGCCGACCGGGCGCATGGTGTTTTCGTACCAGCGCACGAGCGAGGCATCACGCCAGCGGCCCTTGCTTTGATAGTCCGTACCGTTCCGGTAGACACCGGGCGGCAGGTTGAGAGGGATCAACGCCAAGGCGTTACTCCTTTGGGGAGGTAAAGAACCAGCCTTTTACTAGACCGACAAGTAGCGCGAGAGCGGCGCCTAACCCGGCAAGCCATTTGATAAAGGCCACCAAATTCTCAGCCGTCTTCCACGCCGTCGCGAGTTGCTTCACGTCTGCCTTGAGTTCTGCCATATCCGACTGCATCATCTCAAGGTCTTTGCGCAACATCGCGAGCTCTACTTCTTGCTCCGACATGACCTACTCCGCAGGCTTCTCTTCTGGCTTCGGCATCTGCGCCTCCACCTGCGCCTTCAGTTTCTGCCAGAGCGGGAACCCGCCCTGCGAGGTCGGCAAAGACCCCAGCAGATTCACGATGGCGACGGCTTCTTCTAGCGTCATTTCAAGTTTGGCTTCGGGCATGATTATTTAGACTCCAGTTGTGCGACACGCGCACGCAGCGATTGAATTTCCTTCACCAGCATCGGGACGAGTTTGCTGTAGTCCACGCCCCACATGTCTTCTTCAGTTCTACCCTTAGTCACGGCATTTGGCGCAACAGGCTCAAGTTCTTGTGCGATGAACCCATATTTCACATGAGAATCATCAATCTTCCAATCAAACGACCGAACTTGCAGCGCGTCAATATCTGCACTGGAATCTTGTGCATCAACGATATTTTTCTTTAAGCGTACATCTGACGATGTGTTATACGCAGTAGCCGACGAAGTGAAAGAAATATTTCCAACGGCGGTACTTGAACCATTCGCAATATACAATGCATAACGAGTGCCAGTATCGTTATTTGCTTGAACTGTGTATGCAGAAAAGTTTTCGCTTAGTGGCGCAACAACAATTCCATCTTGATTAGGGTTGATAGTAATTCGTTGCGTTGAAAATAATCCGTAACCAGCCGTCGTCGTTCCTACAAGAAGACTCCCCCCACTCGTGATGCGGGCGCGTTCGGTGTTGTTGGTTAAAAACGCCAATGGCTGCGAATTAACTGATCCAAGCCTTGTGTCGCCCGATGTATCTGCATATTCAAAAAATGCGCGGTCTGACCCAGCAATCTGAAGCGCATATCTTGGCGCAGTATTTATTGCATTGTTTACCGCCAATTTAGAATTCGCATCCAGCGTCATCGCCTGCGTGAACGTGATCGCGTTGCCTGCGGTGCCGGACCCCGCGATGTTCCAGTAATGCGCCCCGCTCTGCTGCTGATACCGCGCAGCCGCGCCCGTCGCTCCGTACTTCCACCCAGAATTGAAGTACGCGTTCTGCGTAATATTGATTTCGTTGCTCAACGCCCACAACGCATTACCCGCCGCAGTCGTCTCGTAGGCTTTGCCCGCACTCCACGCACTCGGCGTGACGCCCAGACCGAGGTTGCCGGAGGAGTCGAGGCGCATACGCTCTACGCCGCTATTGTAAAAAGTAAATGCACCGCTGTTGTTTTGGATGCTGTGCTGCGTTGAGCCGTTGTTAAGGTAAACAGCCGGAGTGCCGCCCGAAACAATGGAGCGAATTTCGCCAGCAACATCAAGTTTTACACCCGGCGAACTCGTCCCGATGCCGAGGCCCGTGGAGGTGAGGCGCATGGCTTCGGTGCCATTTAAAAAATACGCGCTGAATGGATTAGATGGGGCTACGGTATTTGTTCCGAAATAACCAACATCCATATAATTGGTAGCGTCATAAGCAGCGCGTAATTGATAATTGACCGCCTGAACAGCGTGAACTCTAGTTGCGGGGGATGCTGTACTGACACCAAGATTTGATCCGTCAAATACCAGCGCACTCCCACTCGTCGCCACCTTGGACGCATTCAGATACAGGACGCCGTTGGCGGTGCCGGCGCTGTTGGAGAGCGTGCCAGCGATGGCGAGCGTCTTACCAGAGCCGACGTTGAGACCGACAGACGTGCCGGTGCCATCAGCCTTGAAGATACCGTCAATCGTGTCGAGGTTGGTGTTGAGCTTGCCGCCCCAAGTATCCGCAGAGGCACCGACCTCCGGCTTGATAAGGGACAGGTTAGTTGTGTTCGTGTCAGCCATCTCTATTTACCTCAAGCGGCCTGTAAGTAGGCCGGGTGTGTTTTCTCTGTCCAAGTCTCCGCCGTATCTGCTATCGGCGTCCATGTCTCTGCCGTGTCCGCAATCGGTGCCCACGACTCCGGCGTGTCGGGATCGTCTTCCCACTTCTTGCGCCCCACCGCGACCACCGTAGCCGCACCGGAGGTGAGGCAAGCGACGTTGCGTATGCGGATATAACTCACCGCCACCGCAGCCGTGCCGGCTATCGCAGCCGCTCCGACGAACTCGCACTCCGAGTCTGCCGTCAGGGTCGCCGCTGCAGCCATCGCAGAGGCGCCAAGGCGCACTCGCTTGGCTGCAGCCGTGAGGCTTGCCGCCGCGCTCATCGTCGAGTCGCCGTTCACGACCGTGACGGAATCTGCCGTCGTGGTCGCAGACGCCGACATCGCCGACGCGCCTAGCGCGATGCGCTGACCACTTGCCGCGACCGTCGCAGTGCCGCTTATCGCAGCCGCGCCCAGCATCACGACTTGGCTTGCGCAGGCGACGGTGCCACTCGCACTCATCGCCGACGCGCCTAGCGCAATCCTCTGCCCTGCCGCGCTCACCGTCGCAGCCGCCGACAAGGCTGCTGCACCCGGCTGTACGCGGTTTCCTACCGCCGTCAAGGTCGCCGCAGCCGACATGGCTGTAGCGCCTTGCGCCACACGCACGCCGATGCAGGCAACTGCAGCGGACGCGCTTAGACTGGCAGCGCCCTCTTTCGGGTCGATGCCATAATTGCCACGGCCATATAACCCTGAGCCGTAGCCTGACATCAATTAGTCCAGCGTGATGTCAAGGTCGCCCGCAGGCACGCGGAACACGTCGCCCGAGGCAATGGTCTTGCTGGTCGTCAACGCGCCGTGAAACAGCAGGTTTCCGCCAGTCGAGTTGTCCCACACGCCGACCCAGCCAATCGTGCCCCACGATCCAGTCGCGGTCGGGAACTCAATCGCGCTCGTGTTCGACGCCGCGTTGCCCGAAATGGTCGAGGCAAACGACTGACGCGCATACGAGCCACCGCTCACTTCCGTGCCGCTGCCCGCGTCCGTCGGGTCTGCGGTATGCAGGCCGAGGTACACGGTCGTCGGCGACGTGTAAGACGTATTAGAGAGAACGTGAAGAAGAATCTTGTTCTCGAGATAGTTTGAAAATGCACTCACGGAATAACCCTCGTCGGTTTAACAGCCATCGCGGTACGCCCCTGACTGAAGGCCGCCCGCTCGTTTTGAACTAACATATCCTCAATCGCCGCCTGGTACTGTGATGACCACAGTCCCACACGCTCGTCGTCTCTTAGGTACGGCGCCGCCTGCAATAATGATCCATATAGGTATACGTCAGGATGACGCGCTAAGACCCAGTTTGACGTGTTGCTGTCGGACAACTTCGGAAGCGTGGCGACGTAAGTAATCTCTACCGTGTAGCCCGTGTCCGGCGCCGGTAGCACTTCGATCTGATTTCCGACCAGAGCGAAATACAGCGGCTTGCCAGTCGTGCGGTAGGTGTACTTCTTGGCGTCAAGCTCATCCTCTGTGAGAAACACGAGAGGCTGCACCGGGGCCGTAGAGGTCAGCACCAAAGACTTGACGGAAAGTAGGTCGGCAGGAATCGCAGAGAAAGGCGTGTCGATGGTGGCGTTGGCGCGCTTGACCATCTTCTGGGTCGGTAGCCGTCGCTCCATCTGCGCCTCTGCAAGCGAGATAAAGTCTGGGATCACCGTAGTCAAATCACCACGGTTCAACCAGTCGGCGATGCTGCTTTTAAGCTCGCTGTATGATGTTAGTGCCACCTTCCACCTGCTCCTTCATCGCCCACGCACCTTCGTGCGAGTATTCAAACGTGCCGATGTGTTTGACCTGATGCGAGAGGTCGTGATCGACCAGTACCTCGTACCCTGCTTCACGCGCCTTGCGGCAGAAGAACACGTCTTCCCCGATGTAGTGATTCCCAATCGTTGAATAGGGAATCGCAAACCACGGCGCGTCAAGTTTCTCAAACACTTCACGCTTGACCATCATCACGCCCATGCCGATGTAATCGACCGGCTGCAACCCTTCCGAGTCTGGGGCGGTATACACG